GCATAACTAGCTGTTCCATTTGTAACATCTTCCCAAGATATTTTTCCAAGTGGATTACCATTTGTTTTAGGTGGCGTATAATTACTATTACCTAGTTTTGCTTTAACTCCATCTTGTACAGAATTGTTAATTAAATTACTAAAGAATTCAATATCTGCATCTTCTTTAATATATTTAGCTAAAGATGTATCTAACCCTTTTTCTTTAAGTTTGTTACTATTAATATTTAATAATTCAGCCATTTCTTTCTCAGCTTTCATATCATTTAATTGCTTTTGTAACTCTCTTAATTGTTGTTGTTCTGGAGTTAATCCTTCATTAGCTTTTTCTTTAATAGCTTCATCAATTAATGAAGGCAACTTTTCTTTCTTAAATTTTTCATCATGTTTAGTTACTGCACTTCCCACCGCTGAATCGAAGGAACTCTGATAGTAAGCTTTAATAACTTCATTGCTTGCAAGCATATTTTTATAGTCATCTACAGTAGCTTTTGCCACATCAAATTTAGAAGACTTTGCAAAATCTTCAATTCCTAATATTGTTTCATTTATATCCGCATCATCTGCAATATTGTTTATTTTTTCTAATAATTCACTTTTTAACATTTAATTTCATCCTTTCTATCCCTATAAGTTCAAAGCCCCTATAAGTATTCAAAACTTTATTTTTTATTTTCTTTCCATTCTGTATAACTTTGCCAGTTAATTCTTTCTTTTGTTTCATTGTCCATACGTAATTTTGGTCGCCAATTTTTACTTACTAAAGATATATAGGTACACCTGCATCTAACATGCTTTGGTAAATCTACAGGCGTTTTATCTACATCATAAACTTTCCCATCATATTCACCACAATCTGAGCACGTATGCTTGTCTAGTGTTGCCGAATATAGAACTTTCTTAATATTGTGATTATCTCTCCAAACCTCATTAGCTCCCTCTTGAACTCTAGAAATTTCATTAGTTACTAATCGATTTGTGTTATCCCAATTCTGATTATATCTTTTACTAATTCTTGTATTAATTTCATTTACACTTGTTTTTCCATTTAAGAAATCGTTTACTTCAACTTTAATCTTTTTAGATAAATCATTTTTATTGCTCCAAATTCTATCACTATAATTCTTGCCCTCTATTTTGACATTAATAATATCTTTAAGCACCTTATTAGACACTTTTTTAAGATTATAATTAATAACACCAAATTCATATAGATAACAATTATTATAGAATTTATCTTTGGCACAATTATTTAATATATTAGATGTATTTTCTTTTTCAGATTTAATTTCATCTATAAAGCTATTAGATATCATCTCAAATAATTCATCTCTTAAATTTAATCTATCTTTATTATCTAAATTCATAAATTCATTAGAAATATTATAGTTAAGCATTATATTAGCTATCTTTTGCAATAAAATATCTTTATTTGCATTTTGTAATTCATGTAATTTATTTGCTTCAAGATCATATTCCTCATAAAGCATCTTTGTAAATTTCTCTTGTAATTCAGCAAAGAATTTTTGATACCTATTCATTTATATCGCCTAAATCACTTACAGAACTCATATCATTATCATTTATTTGCTTTTGCTCTGCTAACATCTTTTCAAATTCTGCTTTTCCATTCGTTATAAAACTTAGCCTTTCTAAACCTGTTGCTATAGATAGCTTACCGTTTAATTGGCTTATTATTTGTGCTGTTTCAACATCATTAGAAGGTAAGTTTAATTGTGGTCTTATATCTATATTTCTATAATCATAAGACTTGTTTTCTGTTAGTTCTAAGAATCTAAATAAACACTTTAAACGTGTCTTAATACAATTCTTTAACGCTTGATTTTGAGTTGTAATCTTTATTCTAAGGCAATTCATTCTAGTAGCTAACATAGTTCCAGAAGTATTACTCTGTATATTAGTTTGGTTATCTATATGCTGTGCTACTCTATAAATATCTTCTTTAAGAATTTCTCTATATTGCTTTACAAAATCGCTATTAATATTTTTAATTAACCAATCAGCCTTACCTTTTGCATCTTTAATTTGTAATATACCCATCTCTTTCATTTTCTTTGCTGTTTCTTCTTCTAAGTCTACACCTGTTAAGACTAAATAAGCTAAACGGGTATCTCCTATCTCGTTACTCCAATCGCTCATACATAATTCGTAGTTGTCTTGCAAGTGCTTAATATTGTGGAATAAAGTATCTTTGTGTCCATTAACAAGATTACTTATGCCAACAGGACACCTATTAAAATAATGTGGAGTTGCTTCAGCTATTTCTGTAAAACTTTCATTGAAATGATATATAAATTTATCATCTACGACCTCTATATAAGTATTATCATCTAAATCTTTTTTATAAAAATACATAAATAACTCTACTTCATTTTCTGTATTCACATATGCATAACTATTTAATGGATTAAAGCATTTTATCTTAAATTCATCATTATTTTTATAATAAAATTCATATGCCTCTCCAAAGATTAATAAATTAGTTGCCAACTGCGTATCTAAAGAAGCATTTATATTGTTTAAGTTGTATTCAACATCATTTATAACACCAGTTTGTTCATCTTTAGAACTATATGTAATAGGCATACCAGCCATAAAGCTAACCTCTTCGTCTATAAATGTTTTTATAAAGTTGTCCACTATTTTTCGATTACTTCTATCAGTTTCAGGATAGCTTTTTAATACATCCGTTTCACCTATATAATAGTCATACATTTTCTTATATAAGCTTTTATTTTTGTTGTATTCTCCATACATTTTTAAAGCTATATCTTTGTTATATAACACTTAATCACATCCTTTCTATTATTTATCTTTTACTTTGACTTTCTTTGTCCTTTATTAAAAAAGAAGTCTTCTATCTAATAATTTTAATTTACATGTATCTTGTATTTCTTTTATTCTGTTATAACATTCAGCTATACAATCCACACTATCATCGTGGTGGCTGTATTTTTGCCCCTGAAACTCTAATATTTGTTCAATAACTTCTTTACTATCTTCACAACCTTTATTAATAATAATTTGTCCATTATTCATAGGCTCTATTATTGTACTAATTTTCTCATCCTTATTAGACCTTTGCATTTTATTAATAAACTCGAAATCTCTTCCTCTTAATTGTTCACTACTACTAATTAATTCTTCTATTTTTAATACATCAGCACCTTGAAATGTATTCTTTTCAATAAATATATGTGTTATATCTTCATGTTTTATTAATAATTCAACTGCTTTATTACAGTATTGTTCAAATGTTAATCTTTGCATTATTAAATCTCTTATATATAAGAAATCACAATTAGATGTTGTCGAACCTACTACCATAGCAGTGTAGTCAGATTTGTTTGTGGTTGTGGACGCAGGGTCTATACATAATAAATTTTTAGTATATGTAAAATCTTTGAAATATTCCTCATGTTCTGTTCTAACAGATTTAAACCACTTTTCTCCTATACTAGTTGCATCGTTCATCATTTCAGACATAAACGATATTCTATTTTCCCAATATGGAATGGCTAAATCATTAAAACAGTCCCATTTTTCTTCCCATAGAACAGGAAATTTCATGTCCTTATAATTATCTTTATAAAACTTTCTTGCAGTCTCTTTACTATTATCATCTTTATCATCAAAATATAATTTCTTGCATTTTAACCATAAATCAGATTCAAATAAAACATCAACAGTTTCATTATTATTTAATATAATTGCTCTACGTAAAAATGTTTTATAATCATTATTTCTTATAAGCCTAGAAATTAAACATGAATTGTGTAATACAGTTCCAATAGAAACTATTTTAGTTGCAGATTTTATCTTTTTCCCATTTCTATATACTGCTTTATCTCCGACTTGTTCCACTTCTTTAGTCCATTTATTATATTTCTTTTCTCTTGCATCATCTGTTAAAATATCTTTTTCATCCTGTGCATCATCTCCAATTACTACTGTAGGTCTTATCCCTTTCCAGTTAGCACCTCTACATGAGCTAGTAGAGCC